CAATGCCGGTTTTGGCCTCCAGCGCAGCAGCTTTAAGCTGCAGGTTTGCCTGATCGTCAGCAATATCTGCCTGGGTGCGCTGCTGCTCCAGCGACACGCGGGTCTGATCAATCTGGTTGCGAGCCTGATCGCGCTGGGCGTTTTGCTGCAATTCCTGTTTCTTAAGTGCCACCAGCGGGTCTTCCTGATTGCCCGCCAACTGCTCTTGCATGGCCTTCATTTCTTTGAAGTACTCGGCGACCTTAAGCGCAATCATTGCCTCGCGCTGCAGAGCGGACACCAGCCCGTCTGGGTCGGTCCCATACTGCTGGAAAAGTTCCGCTTCCGTAGATTCTTCGGCCTTTAATCGAAGGTGCTCAAAGCAGTGTTTTTGCAGATTGACCGCAACATTGGGCATCGTGCCTACGATGGGCGACAGGCCGAACATCAAATGCGTCATGATGTGGGCATCGTGTTGCTGGCCAGCAAACGCCTTCAGCGTAGCGCCGTCCAATGCCTGAGAGTTCTCGCTTGCAGGGTCCTTGGGCTTGTCGATGTTCTGCGTGTTCAAGATCTGGTCAATGTCGCGCACGCCGATGGCCTCATACATGCGGCGGTATGCCTCATACATGTTGTGCATCTGCGGGGCGCTCTGAGCCAGTTGTAGCTCGGTCTGCGCCATGGTAATGCGCTGGGCTACAGAGAAGATGTTGGGGTCAGAGACCGGCAGCACATCGATGCGGTCGTCAAAGTCCTTCTTCTTAATCACGCGGCTTTCGCCGGGCACATCGTAGGGGTAGCGGTCTGGCAGGAACTCCGCAAAGCCCTTGGCCAGCAGCTTGAACTCAATTTTCTGGCTGTAGTGCAGGCGCTTGTGAATGCTGGACATGACCGCGCTGCCCTTTTCCAGCAGCGCAATCGTGGTGCCTACGGCAGCGTTCTGGTTGCTGTCGCCAACCTGCATGTCACTGATGCTGGCAAGGCGTTGCCCGGCCTGCACACAGAAGCCCAGGAGCGAGAACAGGGTCTGGCTGGGCTCCTTGTACGGCAGCGGCATCAACGTGCTCTGCAGGTCCGCGCCGCCCGCATCAATGTCCCGGAACTCACCGGGCTGCAGCGGCATGTCGTCGTTCATGATCCGCGCACCCTTGGCCTTGAAGCCAGCGGGCAGGTTGACCAGAGTACCGGCATCGACCAACTGCTGCAGGGCAGAGGTGGCGGTCTTGGTCAGGCCACCGATCAAGTGCAGGAAACCAAGGCCATAGGCTCCCGGGCCCTGGACCAGCAGGTAGTGGACGTAGTACTGGCAGCGCTCATGCTTCTCGTCGCCCTTCTTCCAGTTGCGGCGCACGCCCACGCACGACTGGGTCACTTCGTCAATCGTGACGATGTAGGGCAGGCGGATGCCGGTGGCCTCGCCGTCTTCGTCTTTGTGCTCAAAGCCGGGCAGGTCCAGATCGACTTGGAACTCCAACAGGATGTTCTCTTCCTCGTCGCCGGTAGGCTGGATGCCAGTGACGCGGTCCACTTCCTTCTGGATCGTGCTCTGCGGAGCGCCAGCGGAGGTGGCCGCTTGGGCGGTATCCAAGTATTGCCCACGGACCACGGCCTTCTGGTAGTCGTTGACCGACATCGGGACGCGGTGGATGATGCGCTGGCACTCGCTCATGACCGACGAGCCCTTGTAGGGGATGTACAGGTCATCTGCGGTGATCAGCTTGCTGACCATCCGGCACTTGTCGTAGTCGTAGTAGACCTTCTTGAAGGCCGAGCCGCCGTAGCCAATCCAGAACAGCAACTGATCGAAGTCAGGGGTGTACTCCTCCATGACCGTGGTGATCTGGTAGTTCATGAAGTCGCGCACGCGGTCGGCCTGCATGAGCTTCTCGCGGGTCTCCTTGCCCAGCACCTGAGTGCGGACAGGGCCCTCGGCGGGCATGAGTTCTTTGAGGGCCTGCGCTTGGAATTGCACGATGGCCTCGGTCAGCATGGGGTGCTGCACGCCACACGCGCCTTTGAACGGCTTGGTGCGCTCTTCAAAGGTAAAGCCCAGCATCTTCAGGCCCTTGCCGTACTGCTCTTCCCATTCCTTGCGGGAAGACTTGTCGGCCTCGTACAGCGTCATCAGGTCAGACGCAAGGGTCTGCATTTCTGACGGGTCCATGACCTCGGCAAGGTTGCTGTCAAAGGGCACATCCTCGTCTGCCTCTTCGCCGAGGTTGACGACAACCTCGCCTGTCTCGTTGTCAAACTCAATCTCAACGTCGGGCAGTTCCTCTTCTTCCTCTATCTCCACAAGCTGGTCGCCCAGGGGCAGGTCGTCAGAGGTGATGTTCTTTTCAATCGGCATTTTGGTTCCTTACAGATATGCGCGGTTGTCGTTGTAGGTGCGTTCGACCATGCCGCCGCGAGCTTTTGTCACAGGGGCTCCCCAAATATAAAGTTCTGCAAGCCCATACGCTGGATTTGCAAGAACCCATTCCCCCGCGCCGTTGTTGGCTTTCCAGTTCTCAAAAGACTTTTCCCAGTCAATTGCAATATTTTTAGGCAACGGCTGGCCTGTGTTGGTCATTGTGTAGTATTCAGACGAGACCCTCTTTATCTTTGGATTTTTCTCAATCATCCTAAAGACATCATCGCCGTAAAAGGTAGGCGGAGAATTATACGGACCCTTGATCTGAGTAATTTCCAACTCATCCCCAACCTTTTTGCTTTCCACGGTAACCTGTGGAAGGCCTGTCTTGTTATCCCTAAGGGAAAAGACCTGAGCATTGCCAGAGACGAACCCTTCTCTTCCCCCCTGCCCGTAAGAATTATTCCCTTTGATAGCATACCCGCCAACAGAATGGTGCATCAGCGCCCCTTCAAGTCGGGTTGCTTCAGGATCAGTAATCCTGACCCATTGCCCACGGTCCGTGGACATCATAGGCTTTGTAAACATGCCCACAACTTCTTTGGGAACGCTCAAGCCCTTTTTGGCCCTGTCTACCGCCGTATCGTAATCGCGGTAGACCTTCATGTTCTTTGTGCCCTCAATCAAGGCCTGCTCAAAGCTCATGTTTGAGAGCTTCTTTTCAGGCAGCGTAGCAATACTCCTCGCTACCTGAAATGGGTCGAATAGCTCTGTGCGGGGCACTGGAAAATCATAAAAAGGCATTTGATTTTCGATCAGGTACGAAGCTTGAGGAGGCAACGTGCCCTGCGCTTTTTGATCAAATGCCGTCTGGTACTTGCCATAGAGAGAAGGGTAAGCCTTTACTTCATCTGCCCTAACAATGCCTGTTTTAGGGGCATTTTGGTAGGCGTTTGGCACCCCTTCCTGCGTCATTAACTGGCCGCTCTTTTCTTCAAACTGGCGTTTTGCAGCCTGCAAGGCCCCCCGAACATCGGCATCGGACGATGACGCTCGGGAAAGCATTTGTGCATTAATTTGGGTGGCATCGTCGTAGATTTTTTCCAAATGCAGCTTGGCCATGTCATCGCCTTCTCTAGCTGCCTTCAAAAGGTATGGGGTAATGCCTCCAACTTGCTTTGCGGTTTCACCAAAAAGTTCAATATCGCCCGTGGCAATTGCCCTACGAACGGGATCGTCCCCCGTTCCAAAAGCCGCAGTAAAATATTTACGCACTTTTTTGTCAACAAAGCCCTCAATAATCTTTGGGTCCGTATTCGGCATCTCTGCTTTCATCGCATCCGAATAAAATTGCAGAGTTTGGTCCAGTTTTGATATTGGAGGCGCAGAAATGTCGCCGCTGGACAAATAACTGCCGCCCCTTGGCTTAACAGCGAAGGAAGGTTGGGACCCGAGGGCCCTGAGCATGTCTGCACTGCGCCCGCCGCCCTCCAAAGTACGGGTGACAGGGGCGTCCAGGGCCTTTTCTGCCTTCATACCGAGCGCCGTGGCACCTTTTCCCACTGCCCGGGCTATCGGAGCGACCACAGGAGCCACTGCAGGCACCAAACCAGCGGCATATCCGACCTCTCCGGCCCTTTTTATGCCCTGAATGTCGGGATGCATGACCGAAAAACCCAATTCATCGGGTGCTTGGCCAAAAAATCCGCTCACAGCAGCGTAAGTGCGGGGGTCCGGGAGCGTATTTACGTCCCTCTGGGCTGCCAAAGCACGCGCAGCGGCTCCTTGGCGAGCAATATTGGGGCTAAAAGTGGCCGGACGGGATGCTGCAGCGATCTCTTCAGGGGTGGGGCCGGTTACTTCCCCGCCATCGGCAAAAAACTTGTTGATCGACAGGCCAAAGCGTTCCGGATCGCTGGCCACGGCCAACGCCGTTTGCCTATTAATTGCGCTGCGCTTCGCATCCGAAGCTATTTTGTTGTACTGCTCCTGAGTCACGGTGGGAGCAACTGGCTCCTTCATCGTAAAGTCTTCTGTCCTGGGCCCTGCGTTGTAAACATCCGCAGCCGCGCTGTATGCTTTTACCTCGTCGTTGTATCTGTCGTACTGGTTTTTGATGTCTTCCAACTGCTTGCGGGCGCTTAACGACACCCGAGCAGAAGGAACAAACGGCATCCCGCCCGATGCCATCTTCACCGGCTGCATGAACTTGGCCGGGTTCAGAGCGGTAAGCTCCATGTCAGCAAGCGCATTCTTGGGGGTGTAGTCTTCCAGTTCCTTGTTGAACTCGGCCAGGGCCGTCTCGTTGAGCCGGTCTTCCAGTTCGCTGTCCGTGGTCGGGCGATCCTTGTCCTCGGAGCCCAAGAAGGACAGAGCCAGAGCAGCCTTGTATCCTGAGCCGAGGTCCTCGGCCCGCGCTGCGGGGGCCGCCGCCATAGGAGCAGCCGCCGCTGCGGCTGCTGTGGAAGCTGCCGCTGTAGGACGGGCAGGCGCAGCAGCGTCTGCCGTTGCGGGGCGGGATGCCGTAGGCGCCGTCCCGCCCATCTGAGAAAACAGTTGTCGGTACTGCGGATGCGTCAGGTGCAGGCCCGTGCGGTCCTGCTTTGAAATATTGGGGAAGCGATCTGCCAAGGGCCCCGTAAACTGAGCCCCCGTGCTTTGAGCAATGCTTTGCAAAAATTCATTCTGGCCCGTGGTCGGCGTTCTTTCGCTCCCGGGCCCCGCGCCAAACAAAACAGGGTTGCCGCCCCGTGCCTTGATCAGATCAACTTGCTTGGCCACAAAATCACGCTGGGCAGGGTTGTTCGGCAACCCCGTGCCAAGATAAACCGTCACCCCCTCAAGACTATTGTTGGCGGCGTAGTCCTGTACCATCTTGAGCACAGCCTTGGGCCCCGCGCCGCCTTTGTGCAGCCCACCCAAATTGTTGGCTTGGGCAAAACCCACTGCCAAGCTGTCCCCAATTGCAATCGTCCTGCCCCGGGAAGAAGCCGAAATTCCCTGCGGCGGCTCCATCACCGCAGGCTCTGAGGCGGTAGTAGTGGTGGTAGCCGGGGCTGGGCGACCACGGCTCGCGGTCAACGTTTCAGGAGCTACCTTGCGCAAGTATTTCTGCGTTTCAGTGGGCAGCTTATTGAAATCCGCCCCCGCAGCAATCCACTTGTCAGCATTGCCCGGGCCCCAGTTGTACGCCGCAGCAATGTACATCCGGTTGCCGCCGTACTTGGTATCAAAAGCCCGAAGAATATCTCGACCCACCCGGGCAATCTCATCAGGGCTGCTATCCCTAACAGGAGCTACACCAAACCCCGGCGCCCGTTGGGTGGCAGGCATCACCTGCATTTCGCCCTGCGCACCCTTGGGGGAGGTCAGGAGTTTTCCGTCTTTGCCGAATCGCTGACCACGAGATTCGGCCTGCTTGATCCGCTCGATAAAGGCTTGGAAATCATCTTGGGCCATGGTCCGTGGTCCTCGGT